AAGTTGCATATTACCAACTCTGCTGCTTTATGACCGTTGTTACCGCCTACAGAATAGGTTGTGTTTACCGTTGTCATCTCCAGCCCTTCAAACACTCGGCGCATGTCCGGGTGATCGTTGACCGAAATAATCATTTTGCCTTGGCAACGACGGGCTAGCTCTGCCATTGCAGTGTATTGATCTAACTCAAAAGGTACGCCGTATCCCTGAGTTTCCCAGTATGGGGGATCAAGGTAAAACAGCGAGTATGGCCTGTCATAACGGGTAATACATGCTTTCCAATCTAGATGCTCTATGGTGACCTTATGTAAACGTAGCCATGCTTCTGAAAGGGATTCTTCTAGACGAAGTAAGTTCAGCTTTGATGGTCCAGTAGTACTTGTCCCAAATGTCCGCCCATCAACTTTAGCCCCAAAGGATAATTTTTGTAGGTAGTAGAATCTTGCTGCACGTTGAATATCAGTCAGTACTTCAGTGGGGGTATCTTTTAGCCATCTAAATATTTCGCGGCTGGTTAAAGCCCATTTAAACTGTTTTATAAATTCTTCAAGATGATTTTGGATAACCCGATACAGATTCACAATGTCACCATTAATGTCGTTCAGCACTTCAGCTTTTGACGGCGATTTCATGAAGAATAGCGCTGCACCTCCACAGAAGGGTTCAACATAACAAGTGTGCATAGGAAACAGAGGAAGTAGTTTCCGAGCAAGTTTTCTTTTACCACCAACCCACGGAATAACTGTATTTACCATAATTTTATACCCCTTTATCGATCTGCAAAACCGATCAATTGATTAATATCGATCGCTGAAATTAATGATAATCGGGGGGATGTACGATAGGGAGTTATGAAACTGTAGCAGATTACGGAAGCCGCCAGCATACTGGCGGCAGAATACTATTTACTTAAAGCATTTTTAGCGTCAGCAGCTTGGTCGATTTTTTTCTGAATGTAGTTATGTATGGTTTTGTAACCACCTGCCACCAGATAAAGCGCACAAACTGCGGTACAGCCATATAGCAATGCGGTCTGAATTAAAGTCATTAATTATTCCACCATAAGTCATAGGGTAATGCTGTGAACTATGATACTTAGTTATAATAGTAATATTATGACGGTTACATATTCCCTCCCCAAAAACTAGCAAGTAAATTATTGATAGGTTAGTAACAAAAAATACACATGAGTTTTGTTAATTTTGTTTCATGTTTGGGGTTGCTCAGGCCATTTTGGTATATTTAAGTCTACATCCTTAAGCGCCTGAATATAATCAAGCCATTTTTGCAAATTCTCTTTGTTCTCGTTGGTAATCGAGCCCAGTAGCAGTTCTGTTTGCCACTCTCCGATTGTCACACGTGCATCAGATATTAGTTGGCGTTGTTTTAATGCAGCCTCAGCTTGTTTTGCATTATTTTCAGCTTCTTCATCTTTCACCCATGCTTGACCGTCCCATTTTTCATACTGACCAGAGGGCGCTATGGATACGGTATTTTCAGGTAATTCACCGATATCTGAAATAAAAATAGCCTCCCCAGTCATCGTGCTATAAACCGTTTCATCACGGTGATCTTCTTTTATAGACCATGTTTTTTCTTTATCATCAAATATTGCAACATGACCAAATGGAATAGCAGGAGGAGGGACAATCGTGCAGTTTGCAGGTAATCCGGTATGAGGAGGAACATAAGCATCACCGGCACCAATAAACTCATTAGTATCGGCACGAAGGTTAAAAACTTTAATAATCTGAGCCTGATCGGACATTTCGAATGTCATTATGCTAACCTCACAATATAGTTAAAAGCGATGTTTTTAACGGTATTTTCTGCATTACCCGCCGCAGTTACAGTAATGGTATGCGCATGTGTTCCCAACACCACAGAGTGGGTATGTGCGCCAATGGTAACTGAATGAGTATGAGCACCGATTGTGACTGTATGTGCATGCCCCCCAAGTGCTACAGTGTGAGTATGGGAACCGATCGCAACAGTATGCGTATGATTCCCCGATGAATTAATAACTTTATCACTTGTCCAGCCGACGTCAGCAGTTGCGCCACTAATAGTTGTAATACTGCCACCTCTTCGTCCTATATTTCCTGTATGAACATGCGCTCCCGCGTTGTTTGTTGTTTTAGTGCCGTAATCAAATACTGAGGTCGTTTTCGTACCGAGATCAGTTGTTGTCGTACTTTTATTACCATAATCAAATGATGAAGTAGTTTTATTCCCGTGATCAAAAGACGAGGTGTTTTTGGTGCCAAGGTCAGTCGCTGCTGCTGTCGCAGTATGCGTATGTGATTTGATACCATCAGACTCCAAACTCAGTAGCGCACGCCCATCAGGGGCGCCTTTAATGGTCTGTCCACGCATATCCGGCAGTTTGCCGGAGGGATAGGCTGCAGCGGTTTTTGGGTATTTCGCAGTGTCGAATGTCTGTCCCTGCATGATGGCATATCCATCAGGCGGAGTCGTTGTCGGCCATGCCAGTGGCGTACCTACAGGAACGGCTACAGACGCGGCAGTGGCAGCAATCGCCGTTGCAATGGCTTTAATGGCCGTCAACAATTGATTATTCTTCGACGGGTCAGGCATCATTTTGGCTTCAGCCAGAATATTTTTATTTTCGGTCTGAATATCAATAATGCCGCCCTGAAGCGCGTTCATTATTTTGGCGTATACAATGGTGCCTTCTGCACCAGTTGACGGATCGCCATCATGAAATAATCCGTCATCGGTATCGACCGGCTCGATAATATCTTTCATTACGTTTTATTCTCCACGTAATTAAATACAACCTGCGTGTGAGCGGGTTTTAAATCACGAAATATGCTTTCCAACATATTTTTACCAAATGACATTAGGCGCTCGCCCGTGGCCGAACTGCCACAACGAAATCGATACACTGGCACCTGACCATCCTGAATATTCACAATCCATACCCAGACAATTTCGGGTATCCATAGCCTGTCACCGCAGCGGTTACGGCCACAGCGAAACGGCTCCGGCTCTTCGATGGTGATGTTGTAGCCCAGCGACTTTGCCAGACGGATAAAATAGTTACGGCTTAATCCTCCTGTTTCGTTCAGTTTCGCCATAATCTGCTGGCGGCGAGCCTGAATAGTCATACCGTTGCTGACTGAAAGACCTAGCACTCGTTCCCAGTCCGACAACAACGCCACTGCAGTAAATGGGGTGACGCCATTCAGTACGTCTTGAGCGCTACGCTCGACGTTTGCAAGCATGTTTCCTTCGGCCTGCAGTTCTGCGTTCAAATGCTTACCATCACGTGCATACCCATCGGGCAGTAGCAGGTAAAGCAGTTCACGCCAGTCGTTACCTATCATTTGAGTTCACCCACGGTGATAGTGCCCAGACGTATCCACTGAACAGTCTTCTCACTAACCTCTGGAACGACATTACCGGTCGGCGTTATAAGCTCGTAATCCACTACGCCAGTAATATCGGAAATTAGCGCTCCCATCTGGGTTCTAACCGCAATCTCCCCCGGAGCCAAGCGGCTGAAATAATCGGTTAGCACCTGAGTTATCTGTGCTCTGGCTTCATCAAGTGAAAGTCCGTCAAGACTGACTTTGACAGATATATCGGTATTGATTGGCTCTGGAGCCATCACCAGCGTATCTTTCGCTGTAACAGGGCGCTGGTCGTCGATATGTGTCTGCACTGACTTAATGGTCTCCTCGGACGGCAACCCACCGCTGGCGGTTATTACCACGTCCACGGTGCCATAGCCTCGGCGTAGGGGATACACATATGCCTCCGATACGCCGCTGACCTCCATTGCCCAGCGGCGATAGTCGTACTTATTACCACCGGCAGGTGGCCGGCGCATCAGCTCCAGCAAGCGCGATAGCAGCGAAGTATCGCTCTCGGCATCCGTGCCACCGCGCATGGTCTTGATGGTCACCGCACTGTCGATGCCTTGAGGCGTACTGAGCAGCGTGGCGGCAGTATTGTCACTGAGGTTGCCAGCCATTCCTGTTGTCATGGCACTGGCGCTTAAGGTTATCGCGCCTTTATCACTGAGCGTGCCCTCAGCGGTGGTTTGGTACAGCACATTGCTGCCCCGTGGGCGGAACTGTAAACCACTGACTACCTTCAGGCCTGCCGCCCCAGTAAATACCGCCTGACCGCTTGCCGCACTCGCGGGTTTAGGGGACAGGCCGCGGGAGCGGGCATGCATGACTAACCAATCATGGTCGGCTGTATCGGGGAATATCTGGCGCAGTATCCAGCTCTGGTCGTTGTAAAGTCCTTGAGCAACACCAGATATGGCATTAGCCCGAATGGCGTAATCGC